TCCTTTGTCCATATCAATCCTTTGTCGGTAGACAATTGATGATTAGGGGTTTCTGACACCAGAAACCCCATTATGTTTATTCCATCCATTCTGAACATGCACTAGCCATCTTTCCTTGACTGGTGCATGTTGGATCTTATGGCGTTTCTTTTCCCTTTTCAGGGATTTAGAGATTTTCAATGACCGAGGACCTCCTTGATCTTCTCGCCATCCTCTTTGACGAAGGTAGCGCTAATTTGATTTACTGCCTCTATCGCAAGATTTGCGAGAGGTTGTAAGTTCTTGGCCTTGATCCGGCTTTCTCCGGTCAGAAAGCCAATGACTAATTGGCTATCGCCGTGAAATGTAAATTGCAGCTTGCTCTTACTACGCTGTTGTATCTGGCAGGCGTATTGCAAGGCTAAGACTGCTGTTGCCAATTCGCTCTCATTATTTGAGAAACTGCCATATTCCTGGCTGTAGTGATCGGTTATGATTTTCTCGCCACTCTCTTTTACGATATTCATAGTGACCTTCTCACCGTTGTGGAAGGTCCTAAACGAACCATATCCTCGTCTCAGAGACTTGGATTGGTTGTTCTTGCTGCCACCGTCAAACCAAATATCAATCATTGCGTATCCTTTCTGAGATTGAATTATCCCAAAAGAATTAGAAAATGTGTGTCGTTGCGATCTCATGTTCGATCGCAACGCCAGTATATTGCTCGTTACTGGAAATGGCGTGATCTATCGCCATTTCCAGGCTGTCAGGCCAGCCTTCGAAGAGATTTTCCTTTCTCAGATAAGTTCCGACCCTGGTATTCTCTATACCAGGGTCGGCGATAGGTCATGCTCTATGGTTTAGAACGGGATCGCCTCGCCGCTGCTCTCGGCAGCGGGCTGGCTTTTGCCCTGTTCGCCATTGTCGCCATTGTCGCTGCTGCCCTCTTCCCGGCTGGACAGGAAGCGAATGGCGTTGGCAGTGACCTCATACGAGGACCCTGGACCATTCTGACCCTGCCAGATCTTCGGGCCGCCGGTCTTGGGATCGGGAACCAGGCGACCTTCAACCAGCACTTTCGTGCCTTTCTTCAGGTACTGGTTGCAGCTCTCCGCCTGTTTCCCCCAAGCGGCAACCTTGAACCAGATCGTTTCTTTGACCAGCTGCCCGTCCGCGCCGATGTAAGCGCGGTTGGTAGCAACTGAAAAATTCGTCACTGCCTGGCCAGAAGGGGTATAACGCATCTCGGGGTCTCTGCCGAGATTTCCAACGATTATGACTGTGTGAAACATAGAACACCTTTCTTGCCCTGCCTCTAACAGGGCTATTTAGTATATGGGACGATAAACATCCCAAAGGAATTAAATAATGTGTGTCTTACATAATACCATTCTATCCAAATGATATTATGCCATACCGCGATAATTAGCCTAAAACCAATTATCGCGGTATGTTTCTGGTATTGACTATTCCAAGAATCCTACTCTATTTAGTTGCTTCTCGAATATCGCGAAGTTCTGATTGGGAATGGAAAAGTCTCTGATCATGCACTCTACCATTCCGACCATTTTAGATAGTTCTCCTGCCATCTCTCCATTCTTATCGTATACTTTCAAAAATATTCCCCCTTTAGTATACGTTGCGCTTTTGCCATTCCCCGAACTACTATGTAGGGAGTAGCCGTGTTGTTTCGCAAATTCCTCTCCCCTCATAGTTCACCTCCCGGCCACACTTTACCGTGTGACCAGCATTCACTCTTCTCAGTCACTTCTGCCCCACATTCAGGGCAGAAGCGGTACTCGTTTGTCGAGGGATCGATGTTGATCTTTAACAGATCATCAATCTCTCTATGCCCATCAAGTGAGACCGCGAGCATGGTTTCCAATACTCCAGGTGACACGAATGCCACCTGGTAATATCGACCAGTAATTCTCACCTGGTCAAGTTTGACCTTGTTCCCCCTCACGGGAACTAAGATCACAATATCATTCTCATCATTTTTGGGCGTAATGCCTGTTTCCACGTCATAATAAATGTATGACATTTCTTCCTCTCTTCCTCCCGCCGACTAAGATAGATAACCTAAAGGTCATCACCAGTATTAAAGAATGTGTCATTTATAATACCATCTATCTATCCATATATACCCCTTCAAGAATATAGCTTGTGATAATCTTGTGTATATACATTGGCTATACACGTATATACATCGTGGCTGCACAATAGCTTGTGATAACCTAGTGTTTCAAAATGAAACATGATTGGCATCGAAAACACTTGACTTTTTGTGAAAATATTGATATAATCTGCGCCGATCAAGTACTGCCGCACAGTAAGAAACCGCCCGTGAGCGGTTTGCACATCGAAAGAGAGCGCATCATTTACGGAATGCGCTCTTTCTTTCGATAGATGTAGCAAAAGACCGCAGCCTCTTATAGGTGCAATGTTTTTTGCGTTAGGCACAATTCTCCCGGAGTCGATATTGCAATTTATGATAAAGGATGTCTACCCCAAGGCTCGGGCCAATCATCTTCAAAGTCTGATGGGACATAGCGTTCTGTATGAACTGCTTTATGGCAAGAATGGCACACAGTAACCAGGTTATCAAGGTCATTATGAGAACGATCCCAATCTATATGATGGACATTGAGTTGTGCTTCCACGGCGTCTTTCCCGCATATTCGGCACATATAGGAATCACGCTCAAGGATTTGGGCGCGGATCTTAGTCCAGCCTGGAATGTCGCTACTGCTGCCAGCTGTTTTATATCTTAGAGCTCTTGCTTGTATATGGCGTGATTTTTTGATTGGCTTTTCTTTTTTAACAGGTTGTTTTTCTGTTTCGATGGGTTGTTCTTCTATCTCGATAGGCTGTTCTTCAGTAAAGATCTCTTCATCATATCTAGGGTTCTTAATGTAGTCGCCACAAGACCCTTTTATCCATTTGTATTCCATGAATACCTTCCTTTTTTTATCGAAATATACCATAATTTCCCCTACTCGCAGTCGTCAGACAATTGATTACAGGGCGGCTAACGCCGCCTTTTTGTCTTATCGAATAGAGCCATTCTTACCAGCGTAGGTTATGGTTTGCGGGGGTTATGGGATTCTGGTAGGGAGCAGTGGGGTATTCTCACCGGCGGTGGTTCATACCCGATTAGATTGCAGGGGCTTGCCAGATTAGAGTGGGTGGGCGGGGGTAGTGGCGCCTTAATGGCTACAGCGTGGACATCAGGCGGGATGGGTGGGGGTAGGGGGTCACGTCTTTGACAGTACATCACCGACATCACGTTCCCGCCTGCAAATGGGGGTCACGCCTAGGCTAAAGCATCCCGATCACGCTTCCCACCAGAGTTCACGTTTCCGGTGTCAGAAACTCACGATCACGCCTTAAAAAAAACTCCTCCCTGGTGAAAACCAGGGAGGAATCGGTGCGGGTCATGGGCAGTCAGCCAAATCGGCCCGATCCCAGGGGATCCATGCGGGCCAGCCTGCCGCCCGCTCAGCGCGCAAGCGAGCGCTTGCGCGCTCTAATTCGTCGAGCGCGCAAGCGAGCGCATCGGCGCGCGCATAGTAAAATCCGCTCGACCGCAGCGGCGCAAGGCCGCGGCTGTCGAGGTTGCCACATGGGTCTATGACCCATGCGCCATTCAGTTCTTCCCCTCTGATCGAGGGGTCGAATTTGACTTCAACTTTTAAACCACAGCGTGTTACCTTCATTATTTTATCCTCTATCCCGGCGAGAAGCCGGGATCAAGCTCTAATTTCCACGCCCTCACATCTGAGGGCATGGATTATGGGGGCTAGGACTGCACAGTCCTAGCCCTACCTTGATTCTAATGTCGAGGTTGCCTCCATTATGGGTCTACGACCCATAATGAAGGCAATGGCAATGGTAACAACGGCACTTATCCAGTGCCGCCTTCACTGCCTCCCTTAAAAACTCAGGGGGGGCAGTGAATGGAATTTGATTATTATTATGTTCGCTATAAATGAGAGTCATCTCTGCGTGACTCTCATAAATAGTATCAATGCGCCAGACTTCCACCCTCTCGCCGGTCTGGCGTCCCCATTTCCCTACTACGACCAGCATTTTTTGCCTCAGTGCAAAAACGGCAGACTTCCCATTACACTCTGTCTTTCTACCAAACTGGTAGATTGGCCGGATCGCCTCCCCCATTGCTCCGGCAATTACCACAGAATGTCCAGAAGACGTATTCTTTCCCCCATGTTCCGTCAATGTTGGGAGACCGCTTTTACTACGGTCTATATTTATCGTCCCCATTCTATTCTCCTTTCCGGCGAGTAGCCGGGATTAAGCTCTAATTTCCACACCCTCCGAGCGGAGAGCATGGATTATTAAGGCTAGGACTGTATAGTCCTAGTCCTATCTTGATTCTAATCTGTCCTGAGGGATATGTACATCCCTCAGGGCAGCGTTTCGGCGGGATTAGGCTCTAATCTCAATACCCTCTACTCGGAGGGCATGGATTATAATGGACAGGACTTGGACATCAAAACCCCATCGCCGATCCAACTCGTCCTCCCGGACGTATCTCCGGGAGTCGAGCGCTTTCCTGAGTACAAAAGCACTCGCTCGCTTGCGAGTGCTTTTGTCTTTGATTTGTGAGAGAGAGCGTTCGCTCTCTCTCGTCAATAACTGAATAGCCATAGTCGTGTCTCCTTTCACCAGTATTAGAAAAGGTGTCACTTAGAGATCACGCCTATGAAAAAAAAGACCACACTGTAGTATCACAGTGTGGGTATTACGCCTCAGTCAGTCCCGGTTACCATGTCTATTAGCATGGAATTGCGTGGGACTTCCGCCAGTGCGCTGCCAAATGCGGACTTATGCGCGGCGACCAGGTATGGAGGCATTCCACCTGGATTTGAGATGCTCTTGCTCGATACTAAGCGGAGCCATCTCACCAGTATTATAAAATGTGTGACTATTATAGTACAAGGCTATAAAAACACGCATAGGTAGGGGTAGGTGACTATCTCTTAAGTACTACATCACCGACATCACGCTCACGCTCACGCAAGGCCCTGGCAGGCCAGTACCTATGCGTGTCATATAGGCTATGTCCCGAACGATTATCTATTACCAGAGTAACACTCTGATAATGTATTCGATAATCATATAAGCTGTGTCCAGGACATTACTCTAAAAAAAAGAGAGACACTCAGTTACGAGTGTCTCTCTTCTCTGCTTGGTTCAGATCGGCCAGAACCCAAGCAGAGAGATTTGATAGAGAGCGTATTCTCTACGCTCTCTATTTATCCCCATATGCTCGCGGAATTCTTCCGCGAGTTCGAGCTGCTTGATTTCGTCATCAACTGTGAGTTCGAGCTGCTTGATTTCGTCATCAACTGTGAGTTCGAGCTGCTTGATTTCGTCATCAATCCCTCCGTCTGTGTGGAGGGACTTCCAGTCAAATTCGGTGCTCATGCGCCACCTCCTCTTTGCCCCGAAATACCCCTGGTCAGATGGGGCAACTCTGACCAGGGGTTGATGCCTAGAACATGTGGGTGATCGCTATCCACAGCAAGATTGCCAGCCATAACCACCACTGACTAGCAAGCCACTTCGTCATGCCAAACAGCACAGTGATCATGCTTCACTCTCTGATGCAGTCGTTGGTATTGGGAACTCTTCACGCTCGATCTTGCCTGCCACAAGCGTGAAGATAACAAGCGCACCAGGCGCCAGCGCTTCCATGCGCTGCGCCTGCACATTATGTCGCAGGCGCAACATCCCGTCCTTTAAGGACTGGATGTGGTCCCGCGACAGCTTCCAACTCCATATTTCCCCGGGGGAAATATGGAGCTTGACAGGGTATGTTCGATATTCAATACCCCGCCGGGTGATAGCGTTCCGTTCTCCCTTGCCCCCGCAGGAGAAGCAGACACCATTATCCGGTCGATCGGCATACTCTGAAAGTACGCCAGCACCATTGCATCGTAGACAAGTTTCCCTATCCACGTTGCACCTCCCAAACTCAAGATACACCCTGCTTAGTGAGGGTGCTCATGAGTATTAAGAGACGTGTCGCAATCACGGTATCATGTCAGCGAATTCACCGCTGCAATCACGACTTAGCTAGCCGCTGTCGGCAAGGCGGCGTTCTTTGCCGCAATGCCGCCAGCGGCGAGGGCCGGCCGGTAACATGGTCTCGATCTCACAATACGTTAGATACGGGAAGAACTGCGTGGATGACGTTCAACTTTGCGATCAGAAAATCAGGGGGGCGGGGGTAGGGGGCGTAACTCAATCAGATACGGCGGTGTGTATCTGAACACTGGCAGGGGGTGGGGTACTCCAATTATATGATTTACAGTAGCGGACGGTACCTCTTTACAGAATGTTCCAAAAAGGGTACCATTTTACAGAATGCTTGAAAATACCTCTTTACAGAATACTTTAAAAACCTAGATCTTTTTAGGAACAGTTTTTAGTTCTTCCCACTCATACATCAGGTTTTGGAATGATTTCTCTGATGATTTCGGCGGTGTATAACCTATAATAGTATGTATAGGTTTAGCTAGAGCAAAAGCCACGCCGAGGTCGAATAAACATCCCTGGGACTTTCCATCCCATATTATGTATACGATATCGGCATTTTGGATGGCAAAGCAATTATCGTTACATATTTCGATAGATGAGTTTGACTGGTTGGTATCTCTGGTGGGGTAATACACCTGATGACCTTGAGATTCTAGGAAAGCTACTTGTGTTTCGATAGCTTGGCGAAATTCGTTTGTTATATTGCGCACTGGACATATTAGAAAGATTTTCATAGTTCTATATTCTTACAGAAAGTTCTCTACCAGAGGATTTTACACTCAAATAATAGGTATTTGTTTGGCAGTCGGTAGTGATGTACCACCAATAGTAGGGTTGAACTGGTTCCTGGAAGTATGGCACGTAGATACGTTCAGTTTGGGGTGTACGCACGATTTCTTTAGTCCCAAAAGTATCGTTTAGGATATCTCGAAGCTCCTTGGCCTCATCGAGACCAAGGGTAATCTCTTTCTCCCCTATTCTTATGACCAGTTTTTGTATTTCGACAGATTTCATGATAGATCCTTTCCGTCCATATAAAAATTAGACACCATTTTAGATAAGTAATAGATAGTGTTATCTACTGATTGGGGCCATTTAGACATATCCTTTCCCAATATGAGAGCGAATAAATGTCTAAAAATATTTGCCCATTCATTATGATTTGCCCATTTCATTTAGTTCACCTAACACCCAGGATGTTGGGACGGTGGCGGTCCATCTTGTTGGCTCAATGCAGACAATGATCATGCTATGATTGACATATTCCACCAGCTTAGCACGCATAACTTCGTGAAATCCCGGTACCTGAATAATAAGTTGTTGGCCTTTTGAATACTTGTTGACAGGGATACAGGATGGGGCAGATTCAAATGAGTTGAAATGGAAGTATGTCCAATCACCCCCTATAGTATTTACAGCGCCGCAAATTAGTTTGGCATCATCTTCTGTAAAGACTGTGCCAACTATTTCCCACAAGTCATTGTTTTTATTGTAGAGAGCGTATTTAGGCAAGCTCATTGTTTTAACCTTATATCCAGACTGACGCCTATTAGTGTATTTCCTGAATAAGCTTTATCTCTATTCAGAGTAATACCCTCTACCAGCAGATCAGATTCTTCCTCAAACTTGTTGATCAGTTCAAGGAAGATCTTCTCCATGTCACTTGCTACGTGTTTAGCCTCGACGATAGTGTGGATCATTACCATTCCTCTATCTGTATGGATTGGTATTGTTCTATTGCTTCCTGGCGGATTTTGTTTGCGAGGGCGAACAGGCGTTTACGGTGGTCGCCGCTGAAGAACCAGCGGGTTTCCTTAGTGATGTCAATAATCTCTTTGAGAAATTCATCTGCATTCATTTCTTATTCCATTCTGTCATTGCTGATGCTATTTTTTCCAACGCTACTACGGCGCGTTCCAGTAATTCTCTATCTTCGAAAGATAGTTCAGTATTTTCGGATGATTTTTTGCAAATATGGTATTCTCCAAAACGGTAATACATATTGCATATTGGACAGCGAGTCACTTGTTGTTGAAGATATTCCATTTATGTTCCTAATGAGACTTGAAATGAATATGTGGCGTATACCTGGTAGTAAGTTTTGTCGATATACCCTTGTTTGACAAATTGCCGTTCTTCGTCCAGTTCTTCTATTGAAGTGTTGATGGCCGCCCATTTTGATTCTGTGTCATCGAAATCTTTTATTTCTTCGTAAGTGTTGAGTGTTTTGCGTAAAAGAGAGTATAACTGCTCATCGGTAAAGAGATACATCTTGCTCCTTGACATAATATGCCTCTGCACTGCCGTTTTTTCTCAATGCAAAGGCAAAGGTATCAGTTTGGAATATTTCGAGTTTATGAACAACGGCGTATGCCATCAACCTGGCCAGGCTGTCCATTCTAATAGCCCCTCTTCCACCTGTTTCAGGATATTCTTGCTTTTTCATGTTTCGCTACTACTTGATACCGATCTGATGCCTTGAGAAAATGTAGAATATACGTGTTACCCCAAAAGTCCTTTTGAAAATCCAGATTTTTCCTTTTGGCAAATTCAATCATTGCTTTTAGATTTTCATATTTGATGGTTTCTGACATCGGAACCTCCATTCGTACACTAGATCATTTGTTTGAAATCTGATACAATTATAATCGAAATCTATTTTACGGAGGTAAAAAATGTCACTGGAACAAGCAACGAACGAATTGGTAAAAGCTGCATTGATGCTACTGTCCGTCTTGGCTGTTTATGGTGTAAAGCAGATGATCAACTACCTGAATGTTAAGATGGGCGAAGCAGAAGCAAATAAGGCGCTGTCGCTGGTTGGCTATATCAAGGAGCAGGTCAAATCTATGGTGCGTTTCCTGGAAATGACCGGCTATCTTCAGAAGCTAGATGGTGCCGCCAAGTTCGAGAAGGCCATGGCCTGGCTACAACAGTTCTTCGCCGATAAAGGTATTGAGATTGATGCTGTTGAACTACGCCACTATATTGAGGAAGCAGTACAGGAGATGAACAATGAAATCAAAGATGAAAGTTGGTATGGGCTTCTGCAAGGGAACGCGGAAACCAAAGTTGAAAAAGGGTAAGTAGTTCCTTGTTGGGAGGCAGGAGTGAAAAAGTATGTGAAAAAGTATGTGCTGGTTGGCGTCTTGGTGTTCTCGCTGGTGGCGTTTGAGTTATTCAACTATGCCTCTACCGAGTATTCGTTTAGTACCCTGATTGGTGATTTACAGATCTTTGGCATTTCCTGGTCCGTGTTAATGGCGATTGCTTTTTGCGGATCAGACTTTGCCGGGATCGCCCGCGTTTTCACCGATAAGATGAACAAATACGAGACATATATGTTATTGGCCGTATGGTTAATTGCCAGTATTATCAATATGACTACAACCTGGTGGGGAGTTACGTCTGCCTTAGTTGCTAATGGTGTACCGGGCAACGAGGTTATCAGTCATGAAACACTGATAATGGCTGTTCCATCAATTATCGCCTTTACTGTATTCGCTGCTCGTATTTCGCTTATTGGGTCGTTTTCACTGATGTTCCCGAAAACCTGATTACGTTGTGTGTCAAGCATCATGGTCTTGCCGAGAAAAGAGAAATAGATCCAGAATGTTTTATAGAAGCACTGGAGTTTTTCTATGGGTACAAAACGAATAACACTGGAACAGAAGCAAGAAACTAAATGTCCTGAATGCGAATGCAAGAATGTGTACATGGAATGCCAGAATAAGTTCTCTGGCGATGTTTCTGTACTGAATTATTGCATGAGATGTGGGTGTTGTTGGAAGAGCGAATGAATTACGAAGAACTCTCTAGCGCAGAAATGGCAGCATTTGAAGGATACAAGGCTAAGTATCTGGCCTTCCATCCGGTGCTTGAAAAACCTAAACCAGAGGGGGTAGGCTGGCGTTTGTTCTTGATCGTGCTGGTGTCGGCAGCCAGCATCATTCTGGCATCCTTACGGACTGCACAACAATTCTATAAAGCTGCATCACTGGGGGGAAGTGATCTTTTGGGCTATGCTGAGGCCGTTGCTGTTATTTTTGCCGTCGAGGGTGGTTTGGTAGTTTACTCCACTATTCGGGCAATCAATGATAAGGAGAAAAAGAAAAGACTGCTCAAATGGGGTATTTGGATCATGCTATTGATCTCTATTATTGCTGGATTAGGGCAGAGTATAAATCTTATCAATGAGATCAACCGATCAATACTCAATGTCTTTGAGTATGTCCTTTCCTTTGTTATTGGCGTGTTCTCATCAGTGTTGGCCTGGATTAGTGGGGAAGTCCTGGGTGGTGAGATAGCCAGGTTGATTCTGGCGTCAGAAACTATCGAGGGGGAATACCAACAGTATCTTGAGGAATATCAAAGTTCGATGCTTCAGTCGTGGAGTTCGTCTACCGAGCGAAAGATGGCTAGATCTGCATTTATAAGTTCGGAGAGTTCGTTCGGTTCGCCAGGTTCGTTTTCGACTAAAACGAACCGATTAAATCCACCTATTCGTCAACCCGTGAAAGAACAAGAAATTTTCGAGTTTATTACTGGTATTTTCAATGTCGAAGGCCGTATTCCAGGCCCAAAAGAGATAGCTGACACTATTTCGTGTGCCAAAGGTTATGCCAGTGATGTGCGCAAGAAGTGGATTGAACAAAACAGTGAGGCAATATAAGGAGTTATCATGCGAATCAATTACACTGTAACGAATTTGACGATCGGGACTGTTGCTTTATAGAAGTTTGTCCCAACAACCACAACTGCTGTGGATTACCTTGTTGCTGATGAGGATGATCTATGGCTGGATAGCTCAAATATCTTATGGGCAAAAGTCACCGATACTGGTGGTGAGGTTGAGGATATGTTCCCGACTGTGCCAGCAGAAGCCGATGAATTGAAATTATTCAGTGCCATTTATCATGGTACTAATTGGTATGTGAGGGTTGGCGCATGAACGATGATTACTATATGCGACTTGCCATACAGGTTGCTACTGGTAGCAAGTGCAAACGTGCTAAATATGGCACTGTGATTGTTGCTAAGGATGGGCGAATCATCTCTACCGGAGTAAATGGTAAGCCTCGTGGATCTAAAAATGATGATGTGTGCTATCGAGAATCTCTTGCAGATAATGCTGCGAGACCGAATTGTTGTCTCCATAGTGAAATGAATGCTTTGTTATTCTCTGATCCTATCGCTAGAGAGGGTAGCACCATATACGTGAGTGGAATACCATGCACGGATTGCGCTTTGGCTATTGCTCAGAGTGGAGTTGCGAGATTGGTTTACCTGGATGATGCTTTTCTCAATAAGCATCATGGTAATTTCGATATGGATTTTTATAACAAGTATGGAATGAAATTTGAAGTTGTTCCTTACATTATACCTACAGGATACTACCCTATTGGAGTTTTGCATGAGTACTATAGACCATCCTGAACACTACAACCAGATTTCAGGAATTGAATGTATTGATGTTATTGAATATTTCAATTTCAATATGGGAAATGCTATCAAATACCTTTGGCGTGCCGGACTGAAAACGGAAGATCCGATTGATGATCTGAAGAAAGCTAAATGGTATTGTGAACGAGAAATAAGTCGGTTAGAGAAAGCCTGGAAACCTGAAGATCCGAAAATAACTACTGGTGAACCATCTTTCTATATGTACGCGCATACTTTCAGAGTTGGATGAGTTATCTTACTGATGCAGATAAAAGAATACTTCCGCTTGCCCTGAGACAAAATGGCAACTGGTATATTGCTACTCAATGGTATCTGAGAAATTGGGAACCTTTGCCCTATCAGTACGCCTATCATCAAATAAATTTGATGAACAGCGTATGGCTGGCTGGCGTGGCGTGTGTAAGTGGTGATACGCCAATCCTTGATCCGATTGATGGAACTAATCTTAATATCGCTGATCGTGTTGGCAAGCCCTTACATGTTTTGTCTTGGGATGATGGAAAGTTTGTTGTAACAAAAACGAATCCGCCTTTCCTAAAAGGTCGGGCGGATTTGTATCAAGTCTTGTTATCTACTGGACAATCAATCAATACAACACTCGCTCACCGTTTTCTAACTCCATCTGGTTATGTTTCTCTTTCAAATCTTTACGTCGGATCTTTGATTGGTGTTCTTTCCAGTCAGGATTCGACCAATCCTTATGTTTTGCCATATATACTCCTAAAGAACAGATTTTCTAATTATTATAATGCGAACACCACTTTTGTGGATGTCGTAGATATAAAATATATTGGAACTGGAGATTTTTACGATCTAAATGTACCTATAACTAATAACTATGTTGCCAATGGGATTATTAATCACAATAGCGGGAAAACCGTTACATCTGCTGCCTCATGTGTTATTGATTGTCTTTCTATTCCCTATTTCAAATGTCTGAATACGAGTGTTACTGCGAAACAGGCTGAATTACCTTTTGATAAGTTCATGTCCTGGTATGAGGGTAATTCCAGACTAGAACATCTGGTAGAGCATATCAAATTACGCCCTTGGCCTGTTATATATTTCAAGAATTTCTCAGAGTGGGAGTTCCGTACTGCCGGTGTAGATGCTCGTTTTATTCGGGGTAATGAGTATGATCGTATTGTGTTTGACGAATGTGGTCTTGATTATAATGGGGAGATTGTAAAGGTATTACGTTCTCGCTTGAGAGGCGTTAGACCAGATGGCGCCACGCGTACAGCCAGGCTGGATACAATCACTTCTCCAACTGATGCACCCTGGTTGAGAGAGAGGTTTGATAAAGGCTGGAAAACCTCGGATACGTTTGATCCTGTACAGTATATCTCTCACCGTGCCAGGACCAGGGATAACACAAAACTCACCGAAGAGCAAATCGTAGCCATGGAGTCAGAATATACCGACGAAATGGTCGATGTGGAAATGAATGCCATGTTCCCCGATTATGGACTGGCTACGTTTCCTAAACGTCATATCATCGCGTGTACCAGCCAGGCGTTGAATGATGTCTTAGAAATGGCAGTAAATCCTGAGGATGGCAAGATAAAACGTGGATATAGCATGGAGGAACATCCCAGGCATGGGATTACAAAGTTCGAGTTCGCTATCAATCCTGGTGGAACTTATATCATGGCTGGCGATCCTGGTACAGATGATCCGCCTAAACGTAATGCCGGGTGTGTAATAGTGGTCGATATCAGTAAACATCCGGCTACGATGGTGTATTTTGATTGGGTATCCGGCAAGGGTAGCTATATGCCGTTTTTGAATAGCTATAAGTATGCCATGAATAAGTATCGGCCAGAAGTAAAGCTGATAGACACTACCAGCACCCAAAAAGCCATGCAGGAGTTGGCCTTCTCGGAAGTGGGAATAGAAACAGATGGCTTCAATTTTTCCAGTGATAAACAAGGCGCTCTTAATGCTCTTTCACTCACTCTTTCCAATCACGACATCTGTTTTCCTATTGTAAAAGGTATAGATCGTCAATTATCAAACTACATGCGTGATAAGGATGATAAGATTGCTCAGGACATTGTAATGACTTTAGCAATGGCCGCTTATGGAATGAGACTACGAATTTCCGAGACAAATAATCAAACTTCTTATTCCTACATCCCAAATCGCCGTAGCAGAGCGCACGGTAGACCACGCAGGAGACGCTGATGCCCAATGAACGAGAACACACAATCGCCACAATAGGATCGTATGCATCCATCGCTACCTTAATGGCTGTCAATCACCAACCAGTAGACTATATTGCTGCCTGTGCTGCTGGTTTCATAACCAGTTTTTGGATCAATCCAGACCTGGACCTTTCCAAGAAGCTTCCAAAAGACATCAAGAAATTCCCCTGGTGGGTATTGTGGTTGCTCTACGGTAAGTTTTTCAAACACAGGTCATTCTGGACACATACTCCACTGATCGGAACAACTTTGCGTATTGCTTATGCTCTTGGCGTTATCCTAATTGTTCTTAACCTGATGGGGATACATTACAATATATATAACCTATACCTGGGTGGTTTTTATTCGGTATTGTTGTGTCGGATATCATTCATATATCCTTGGATATCCTTACGACAACATTAAAAAGGGTGATAAAATCGTTTGAATAAACGAATATTTGTTCGTAATCTTGACAAGGAGATTTATCCATGTTACTCTTCGATGTAATGGTAAATACTGCGCAGAAAGCACTGTTAGATGCTCTGAAAGATGTGCAATTCGGTGAAATTTTGGATGTAGAACTTTCTTCCGATGATGGAAAGCTGCCGACAAAGGTATCTCGGCAGACAAAGGACTTGATCGAGTTAGTGAAAGACGGTAATAGTTTCTTTCGTAAGATCAAGATTCATCAGGGAGAACCAACACTGGCCGAGGTACCCTACGCAGTCGGGGGCTTCAAATGTATAAAACAATACAGGTTTAATTAAAAGCCTATTCATCTCCTTCCACTGAAAAAAGCAGGGTTACAACCCTGCTTTTTTCTTATGATACTAAGTGACTTTTCTGATCTTTCTAAAGTAAGTCCTGAAACACGGAACTCGTGGATTGGCGAGATTGCAATCCGTGAGAAATATCGTTCCTATTATTCGGGGGATATTTTCAAAGATACCGTTCCAGCGGAGGAACCTGTTGGCGAAGAAGAACCAGAACTCTATCCGGTTGGAATTAATCTTGTCAAGATGCTTACCACCGCCCAGGCAGATGCCTTATTTGGCGAATGGGAAGAAGATATTGTTAAATTTGAACCAGGACAGAACGCAGAGGTTTCTCAACCGGAGAAAGATGCGTCGGATTTAGCCAGAAAGATCCTCAGAAACAGTAATGCCAATTCTATGTTATGGGAAATGGCATTAGAACGTGAGGTGTATGGTGGGTCGCCAATAAAGATTACACCAGCGTTGAAGTTATCAAGTGGAGTAAAGTGGGATCGAATTGCGTTGGGCAGTTTCTTCCCAATTTGGGACCCTGACGATATAGATAGTCTGCTAGAGGTTTATATTGTCACTGAAATGACCAGGGATCAAGCCAAGGCCAAGTGGGGCATTGTAACTGGTGATGATACAGTCAGACGTGTCGAACATTGGACGAATACAGTCTATGAAAATACAGTTGGTAATGTGCGTATTGATGCTTATTCAGGTATTAATCCTTGGGGTTTCGTACCGTTTGTTTACTTTCCCCGTTTTCGTTCAGACCATTGGTGGGGAGATAGTCTTACTGAAGATCTCATCCGTGTTCAAGATGAACTAAATATGCGCATTGCCGACCTGGGTGATGCAGTCAATTACAATACCCATCCCATTAAATGGGCCTACAATCTGCCTAAATCATTTGATACAAAAAACTATCCGATTGGGTCCAACATCCTTTGGGATGCGGGTAAAGTGTTGGGGAGCAGCCCGGAACCACACATTGAAATCCTGGAAGCTAAAAATCCAATACCATCTGGCACGTTTGACTATATCAACTTTCTCTATGATTGGGGAATGACATCTTCTTTCATTCCGCCTGTTGTTTTAGGACGAAGTGAAAGTGCATCGCAGAGGGCTGGAATTACTGTAGAACTAAAGATGCAATCTTTAGTTCGTGCAACACGTCGCAGCCGGTCGTATATGTCTACCGGGCTACTACGTGCTATGCGTATGAGTGCCCTGATACTCTCACAGAAGGACCTCCCTGGAATATCCAAACGAGCATTGTCCGTTCTGATCGAGGGATCATTATTACCTTTTTATGCCCCTGTATTGCCAAGAGATCAGGAAAAAGTTGTAGACGAGATCACCAAACGATTATCTACTACTCCGCCGACAATCTCCCTCGAAACATCGGTAAAGAAATTAGGTGATGGGACTTCAGAGGTTGAGCGTATTCGTACCATGCTCAAGGAAGATGATTTATATAAGCGTGATCAGCCTCCGAAAGAGATCGGGATGAATTCCGGCGCCGGAAACGCTCCAAAGAAGAAAACGGAGACAAATGGTGAATGACATTTACCGGAATGGATTTACTGAGAGTATGGGATGTTGGACGAGAGAATGGTCTTTCACAACGTCGTTTGGCAAAGTATCTTGGTATGCCATTCAATTCTCTGCATGGAAAGATATTCCGGCAACAAAAGAAAATTGCAAACAGCTTGGAGATGACTTTGAGTACTTATAAACCTGTCTTACTGAAAGGTGCGGTATTCGACATCGAAACAATGAGTTTTGCTACTGGCGGTATTCGTAATCACATTGTGTGTACGTGCATTTTGTCGTTGGATAGTGATGAGATAAAGACAATGAAACTGTCTTTCAAAGATCATCATGATGATCGGAGGGTATTGGAGGAGATTATTGGTGAACTGAGTGAATATGACATCCTGATTGGGCATAACATTGCTGAATTTGACTTCAACTGGCTGAATAGTCGCCTGATCTATCACGGGATGAACCAACCTGATAAACGCTGGCTATATTATGACACTTACCAGCGTGCGAGGGCAATGGCGATCAAGGCTGATCGAAAATCATTAGGCTTTCTGGCTGATTTCTTTCGTATTGAGGGATCGAAAACGTCAGTTATGCCGGTTTCGTGGAGCATGATTGACAGTCCAAAAGAGGATGAGTTTGAAAAGTCTTTAGCTGACATTATTTATCACTGCGAGTGTGATGTTCGGCTAAATCGAGAACTATTCTTTGCTTTATGGGCAAGAGATAGATTACCAAATGGACTTCCTGTTACAAAAAAGTGGTGAGATATGGATACTGAATCAATTCTTCGTGAAATTCGTTTTACTTCTGTCAAAAAGTGCTTTCGCTCGGTTTTAGATGCGGTGGGCGAGCGCATTGCAAAGGGGAGTATCGAGGTTGGTGATACTTCGGTAGATATTGTTACCGTACCTGCTAATTCCATCGTCACCGATGTTTTTTATCGGAACACTACGAATTGGAATGGATCGCCAACGATCAAGTTTGGTGATGCTGCCGATGACGATGGTTTCTTCACTTCTGCTTCCGCCAGCGGATCTGCTATGCAATTTACCTCTGGTAGCTCGCGTGGCGCCTACTTGTGGAATTCGTCTGGCTCTACCGCCAACAGAAAATTCTATCCAGAAGAAACTGATCTAACCGCCACGATTACCAGCGGTAGTACCACTGGCGCAGCGGATATTTTTGTCAAATTCTTTGAACTTCCGTAGGAGATAAATCATGACTATCCAGGTTGATCCCCCTGTTGAGCCGGATTTGATCCCTCAGCAGCAGGGTACGAATAGCTCTGTTGATGGTACAGAGGAATGGAAAAAACGATACACGGGTTCCGTAAAAAAAATCGAGGAACTTACGCTTGCTAATCGTGCTTTACAGCAGCAGCTTGATGGTTTTACTTCTCAGATCGAGCAAGTAAAGTCTCAACTGTCTATTAAAGATGTTGAAAAGGACGCAGCCATCGGTGAGCGAGATAAAAGACTTCAAGAAATCATTCAGGCTAAATCTCAAGCCGAACAAGAGCTTGATGGCCTTCGATCTCTGAAACTGAAGATTGAGGTCGCGCGTGAAATTGGACGCCCCGAATTGATCGAGATCATTGATCACATTCCGTCAATGTCTGACAAGGAGACATTAAAGAGTGTGATGAGTGATTTCGCTAAATGGGGCGAAGGCATTGCTAAAAAGAGAGAAACACAACTACTTGCTGGCGTTACACCGCCAACAGGCAATATCCAACAGTCGCCTGCCACTCCCAACTCGTCAAACGAGTGGCAATCTATCATAAATAAATTACCTTTAGGTAGTCCGGAGAGAGCGAAGGCCATGAACGATTGGTGGGCTTGGGAGGACGCCAAGCACAAATAGGAGATTAAACCATGGCCGACGCCTATGAGACTGGCGCAATTTTTACGACCGCTGTCCCTTCCTGGCAGCGTACCTGGTACGAGCAAGAATTGCTCGATACCATTCGGATGAAATCAATTCTGGTCCCCTACACGGTTGTGAAAGAGGACTTCAATGCAGTAAAGACTAAAACTATCGTATACAGTGAGGTGTACGATGCTGAGCCAAATTGGAATAGCACCTCTGAAAGCACGATCTGGTTCAAGGGTGGGTCGCTGGATAGTCGGACAATTTCGATAACTGTCAATTTACATCACGACATTATGAAATTCTCGGACTACCATTCTTTATGGGACTACATTCAGAATGGTCAGATCCCGGCGATTATCCGCGAGAAGCTAGGGCAGTCTTTAGTGGACACCATGGATATCCTGGCACGCAACGCGTTCTTGACCCATCCTGATCCTACATACGCTGGCAGTGCTACTTCTCGTGCTACCCTGGGCGCCACTGATCTGTTCGATGTAGAGCTGGCTGAATCTACTCGTACTCACCTGGAAGAGGCTGATGTACCTGGCGTTGTGTCTACCGAGGATGGTGGCGGGCAGACCATTCTGTGCATCACTACTCCTCGTGTTATTCACGATATCCGTACGTCCACCTTCTCTACCTGGTTGGATGCGCAGAACTATAACCAGACTGGCAAGAAATTTACGAGTGAGGTAGGGACCTGGAACGGTATTCGTTTCATCAAGACCAATCGTCTGGTGCTGCGAAACATGGGCGAAACTCTCAATCAGACTACTCTGAATGGTGATACCGTTGAGGGTCAAGGCGCTGCTGCCACTGTAGACACGATCTACAGTCCTGGTCAGAGTGGTTGCACTCGTACTGTTACGGTTGCTTCCTCGAGTGGTTTTACTGTTGGTGATGTTGTTACTATTCATGCCAGTGGACTTGGTACGACTATTTTGGAAACTGACGGTACTCAGGAAACTCGTCGGATTGTCTCCAAGCCGAGTGGTACGACTGTTTCTTTCGACAAACCCCTGTTGAAAGCTCACACTAGCGGTGATTATATGACCCTGGGCCGCAATGTTCATGCTTCCCTGTTTGTAGCGGGACCGTCTATTGTTCAGGCGATTGCAGAACGGCCTCACTTCTATATTCCTCCTAAGATCGACGATGCGATGATGATCAATCGTATTGGCTGGCGTGGAGTATTGAAGTTCCAGTTGTTCCGCCCTGAATACTACAAGCTTCACTATTCCGCAGGATCGACTGACTGATGACTACTCTAAACGCTCTACTAACTGATCTGAGAAATGATCTTCAGGATACTTCTACAACTTCTCCGCGTTGGACGAATGCGACGTTGACGATGTACATCAAGGATGCGATTCGTGACTATTCGATGTGGTTTCCGCGCAGGATAGATCGTTTTGAGTTGGTAGAAGCAAACGGGCATTATGCGCTGCCCTCTGATTTTGTACGCGAGATAGATGTAGAAAGTCCTGAAGATACCTATTGGATCAAGAAAGTAGAGCGTCCTGGGGTACGTTTTACGACGGGCAAGTTCTACTTCATCGACGGTGGGAACTTGTATTTAGGTGAAGATACCGACGATGAAGTAGAACTGTCGTATTTGGCGGTACATGACGTTCCGACATCGGAAACTGATCTTACGTTTGAATTGTCCATCCCTGACAGGGATATTGAGCTAATTCGTATCTATGTCAGAGCGCAGGTGCATATTCAGATGCGGTCAAAGCAGGCCAGGCTTGACAGGTTTGAGGCTGGATCGGGTCGTCGGGATGACAATCCACTTCTACCAGAAACCACCAACTTGATGGATGAATACTACAAAAAGATTGCCGAGCGGGTAACTGGTGGACCTGTAGTTTTATACAGGAGCCGCCCATGACCATTCACTATGAGATTATCAACAAGGTATATGATGATCTCGAAAAAGCCTTGATTACAGACATTCCTGAGAGTGATGATACTCGTGCAGGTGTAATCAAGCTTGGTGACTTGCAGGGCGAGCCTGATCCTGACGTTGCTCGTATTTCAGTAACAGTTCACGAGAATGATCCCGATCATTTTGCCAAGGGCCAGCCGACAGAGACACTATCCAGGTGGATGGATGAGATAGAAGAGATCGAGATAGGTGGGGCGGTTACCTGGCGCAGATGTTTCACAGTCAAAGCTCGTTGTTTGTTTGAGACAACGAAAGAAAGCCTTGATGATGCCAGAAGGATAGCTTCTACTGTCAGGTCGAGGATAGAACATACCTTGCCAACGATTGACTTTTCAAGCGTCAGTTATGATGGTGAAACTGTTACTCGCAGGATCATCACACCAGATATAGAAAGTGAAATGTATCAGTCCGGTGGGCCGCCAGATAGTTACGACTTCTTTATCAAAGTGCGTTTTGATGTCTTGACAACGAGCATTTATCAACCATAGGGAGCATAATGAACTGGACTGATTTATTTATCGCAATACTTGGTTCAACGGTGCTTTCTTCGATTATCACCTGGTTTTTAGGACGAAAAAAGAATCAGGCAGAAACAGATAATTATATTGTCGAGAGTACCACTAAATTAATTCAGCCGTTGAATGATCGTATCGACCAGCTTGAGAAGGATAACTGCGAGAAAGTTACGCAGATCAACAAGCTATATGTGCGTATATGTGATTTGGAGGCTGCATTGGCGTTGAAGGATCAACGGATCAGGGAATTAGAGCAAGCTGAGGAAAAGAAAGAGAAGCGGATCGCAGAGCTTGAAGCTGAAATTATCACCCTACGGCATCAGATCGAGGTATTGGAAAACAAAAAAGGAAGGTAAATATGACTGCTGCCGAGGGATCTTATTTAGGATTTGCAAAACAAACTCTACAGGGATCGAAGGCTTTAGCGCCATCCCTGTTTAAATATCTGTTATTTCGTCAAGGTCAGGTGGGGCCTCAAGGGGCTGTGTTACCCCTTGATGCCGAGATTGGTGATGGAGCATTACTGCGGTCGCTGGTAAAGGCTGGTGTGACTGTAAATGGTGCCATTGATTTTATCCCCCGACCTGAGACGTTGGGTTTCTTCTTGTATGGTGTAACTGGAAATGTTACAACAACTAAATCTACAACGATAAATGCAAGTCATTCAGCTTTAAAAATCACTGGTTCTAGTGGAATTGCTACTGGTTCCTTTTCAGTTACCATGACCGATTCGATGCAACCATCTACAATGGACTATGTAGTTGCCTATGCTACTGCTGGCGTTACCGGAACTCTAACGATTACCGGTACTGCTGATGGACGTGTTGGTGATACAGAAGATATTGTTTTGAGTGGTACAACAAAGAAATTTTCTACTAAGACATGGACGTATATTAGTGGTGTTACTTATGCTCATTCCGGGAGTACTGGAACTGTCTATGTCGGTTATCCATCTTATTACAAGCATGAATTTGAACTGAATATTGATCAGTTTGATGCGCCATATTGGACTACTCGTTTTGCACCTGGCGGATTATGGGGTGAGGAGTATGCCGATTGCCGTTTCAATGCTCTTGGGTTGGAGTTCAGGGCTGCTAATTTCTTGAATGGCACTGTGGGATTTATCGGGATTACTCCAACCAAAGTGAGTACAGACAGTACTGCATACTACACGTCAATTGCTAACGATCACGTGTTTGGTACATCCATTACTTCTTTTACCAATAAACAGCCAACTGATATTCTTGGTGCTGGTGAAGGTGCATTTGTTCGTCTTGCACCGAGTTTAGCCACCAGTGTAAATGTCACTGTGACTGGTACTGTGAATGGTGTGGCCGGAGTTACTGAGACGGTTGATTTTTCTATTGACAGTTCTACACCTTTACTAACTACCAACGTGTTTACTGCCCTATCAAATATAACCATACCTGCTGATAGTGGTAAGACAATGGATGTTGGTTATGTACCGGCCAATGATTATGGGGAATGGGATCCGGTAGCTAAGATTGATGGTGGCCCTCAATTCTTGTCGTCTACTTCTGGAAGTGAAGTAACGATCAATCCTGGAACCGAAACTGCTCTAAAAGTTCTATCTGGCGCAGTAGTGGCGACAGCCAATATTCCGCTGGATGAGCAAATGTATGTTGGGTCTTACTTCCCTGCCGCTTTGGATATTGTGTCCAAGTCTTTCATGGTCAATCTGACTGTAAAAGTTGAGGATGAAGAGCTATACACACAGATGATGTATAACAAGGGTTATGTCGGATCTACAAATTTGGCGCAGGCATGGGTAGCAAATATTCTAAAGGCAGGCTTCAATCTTGTTTTAAGTAGTGATCAGTATATTAGCGCTACTGTTCCAACTCAGTTTTATTCATTAGCTGTTCAGGCGGATGGTAATACAGGTGATAGCTCCAATGTTTATTGGACAGCATCACCGATAGGTTTACGGGCGCAGCGGCAAGTCATTATGAACTTGACTGGTGTTGTGACTGCCAGCTCTACCAGCCCGATCAAGTTTACTTTATACAACAATCGTGCATCTTATTCATAGGAGAGTGAAATATGACTGCTGCTGAAGGATCTTATTTGGGATTTGCTCGTCAGACTGGTGGTAAAGGATCCGGTATTCTTACTGACGCAAATTTTAAGTACTTATTGTTTCGCCAAGGGCAGCTTGCTCCTGCACCAATGACGATTCCATTGGATGCGGAGATTGGCGGTGGCGCCATGATCCGTTCGATGGTGAAGGCAGGTGTTTCTGTTAGCGGTGCTGTTAACTTTATCCCTAGACCAGAATCGTTAGGATTTTTCTTATATGGTATGACTGGTAGTGTTTCTAAAGCTGGTCCTTCCGATTCCGCGTATACTCATACATTCAAAATGGCCGCTAATCAATTCTCTGCTCCATATTACACTGTGCGTTATTCTCCTGGTGGAATGTGGGGTGAAGAATATATTGATTGTCGTTTCAGCGCCCTTGCTTTAGAGTTTCGTGCTGCCAATTATGTGTCTGGAACTATTGGTTTTTCAGGAATTACTCCTGAAAAACAGCCCGCTACTGGATCGCAGAATAGTGGCGCTTTAGATCAATGGGGTGCAACTGCAAGAGTAGATAGTGGTCCGCAGTTTGTTACTGCTGTTTCTGCCAGCGGGTTTTCCTTTGATGGTGGTAGTATTTCTGAATATTCTATTCTTGGCGGATCTTTAGTGTGCGCGTCTAACATGCCAATGGATGAACAATACTCTATTGGATCTTATTACCCGGCGGATATGGACATTGTTTCTCGTTCGTTCATGATCAGTTTGCTAATGAAGGTTACTGATGAGGAACTTTATACCAAGCTAATGTACAGCAAGATTTATAACGGTACTAGCAACCCTGTTCAGGCGTGGGTAGCAAACATCCTGAAGGGAAATTTCTCGCTTACTCTAAAATCTGATCAGAATATTGGTGCTGGTAGTACGCCATATTCTTTGACTGTTGCTACTGATACTGGAACTGGCGATAATTCAAATGTCTATTGGAGTGCTACTCCTATTGCATTACGCGCTCAGCGCCAGGTGGTTATGAATTTGACTGGTTTAGTTACTGCTACTCATGCTAATAGTGTTGGTTCTGATCCAATTACATTCACATTAGTAAATGGACGATCCAGCGATTACTAAAAAGGAGGCTCTAAATGTACTTTGGAAAATATTCTGTAATTACTCCTGTCGAGCATCGTTTCGAGAAGGAGCCTGACTGGTACTGGCGTTTCAAACCTACCACGTCTGCCGATGAAATCAAGATGTCTCAATTTATGATGATGCCGCGTTATATTACGTTGCCAGATGGGACAAAGCGAGAATCTTCCCCTACCTGGGTAGAGATTGCTTATCGTGAGATTGCCCTTTCATTTGGCGGAACGAACATTCCGGTGTCGGAAAAGGATAATACCCCTGTTCTTGACGATGATGCTGGCATCAATGAGGTTGAGGTTATTCTGAAAGAAATGTCCACTGATTTGATCGCCGAGATCTGGAAAGCGTTAGGTGAAGCAAACCCTCTTTGGGGACCACGCCTCCCCCGGCAGGAGAAGATCGAGAAAGAATCCTCGGAGAGTTAGAGGATTATGTCAAAGATGCACTTTTGGTGGGGACTGACGATTATGTACTGAATATCGTCATTGATCTTGTAATGGCTGAACGGGATGGCAAGCCATTATTCAATCCGATTGATGAGCCTTTCTTCTTTCGACGATTTGTGCGCCCCTGGATACTTACGGGTATAAAAGAACGAGACACCATTGAGAACATAAAGAAAAAGGCTATCTGACAGACAGGAGCGGGTTGCCTCCCACCCGCTCCTGTCTCATTCTATAGGTGAAGTATGTCTCAGAACGGGATTGGACCATCAGCATTTTCTGAATATTTAATATCTTTGTTATTAGTACTC